GCATTTTTTCCCCTAAATTATAATTGAGTAAGGGTTAATGGCTGAAGTTGTGTAAGAGACAACCCAGTTGCTTTGAGTAATTGTGTTAGACATACCTTCAACCACTAAATTCCATTGAATCGTGCGCCCGTCATAAGTGGTGCGAACAACACTTACCTGATCAGAGAGTTCAGTTGATAAAAAATCGGGATAAAGTAAACCGTAATCGCCAACTGCCAAAGCGTTAAAATCAATTCGATCAGCATAAGTTAAAGGTGTTGCAAGTTTGCGTGATTCATATAGCGCTAAGTTTTGCCCATTGGTATCTGTAGCAACAGGTGCGTTGATAACAGTTTTAGCAATTCCATTAGCGCTAATGCTTGGATTGTAATTAGATGTAAACTGCTTGAATTCATTGCGATCAATAACTGCCTGATTTACTACATAATAAGTTCCAGGATTAGTTGTAAGTTGCCCGTAACTAACGGTGTTGATAGCAGCCGTATCAGTAAAAAGCAATTGAGTTGGGCGGCTAAACTTATCTGCCAAAGAAACAAGAGTTGCTACACCGCTTCTTGAGATGTAAAAACGCCCCGCAACAGAATCAACTGCTTGGTTGATAAATGCCGTACAACTGCCATTTTGGCTTGTTGCCAACATTCCTACAGTGCCAGTTAAACTTCTTGAAGCAGTCCAGTTTGCATAATCTAACATTCTGCCAACGCGTGTGGCTGCAGTTTCAGCAAAGGCTGCAATTGCAAGAGCGGGTGCCTGAGCATCGGCAATAAATGCCAGCCCATCTACAAATATCATTGAGACACTTGGAACCTCACCCTGATTTACTTTTGTTTCCTCAAGGAATCCGTAAAATAATGAATAAGTAATGCCGCCAATGGTTGCATTAACTCGCATCTGTAAACCATCGCGCAAGATGCTTTGACCACCGACAACCCACGGCGAAGTTGAACCTGTGTAATCAGGGTCATAAATTCCGCTTGTATTGTTAAAAACAATAACCGATAGCCCAGTTTGATCACGATCATTTTGGCGTGTTCGACCACGGCGAGTGTTGATCTGAATTAGATCAGTGGTTGTAACTGAAGTCCAAGTTCCGCTTTTAAGGAATTGAACTGCAACAGATGGTGAGGTTACTCCGTCAAATGCTGGCATTTTTATCCATAAAAGTTGTACTTTCCAGGGGCGTAAAGATCAACACCGTTATTTCTTCGTTGTGCTTTTGTTAGGGCATTAACCATTGCCTGTTGCAAATCTTCATTTGTGCTAACTGAACCTTGAACATTTACAACAACATTTGTGGAAGCAGTGGCGGTTGAACCTATTGAGCCTGAACTTCCCATTGCAATGGTTGGAGAGGTGGCCATAAACTTTTGAGCGCCGTAAGCATAAGAACCAGTTCCACCAAGCGCGGTGTTGGCGCTGCCTGAAAGAGCCGCTTGCCTTGCCAAGTTTTGCTTTACGGCTTCGGCGGTTATCTTATCTTGCAAAGTTTTTGCGGTTTTAGTTGAAGCGGTTGCGCTGTTTAGCCCTTTAATGAAATCTAATAAAGCGCTATTTGCTCCGCTAATGCCTGAACCAGTTCCAATTGTTTTAACTGCATCTGGTCTAAAAAGATATCCAAGTGAGGCATCAGCCGATGATTTTGGCTTTGCTGCGTTCTTTTTAGCATTTTGATTAGAAATTGTGTTTAGAGCAATGCCAGTAACCGCTGCCGTTGCCACCGCCGCGCCTACTGCTCCTGCGATAGCGCTTGCACCGCCTGTGGCAAATGCAAGTGCAACCGCCGCACCCAATGAAGTTGCTCTTAATAGCGCCATTGCGGCAACTATTGATTGAATAGCCGTTACAAATGCAGCAATTTTACCAACGGCAAACATTCCGCCAATTAGAATTGCAACACCTTTAATAAGCCCCATATTGTTAACAATCCAGTCGCTAAAAGCAAAAGCAACCGCTAAAAATTTAATGCCAAATTCAGCAGCCATTTTGAAACCTGCTGCCAACTTGCCTTGATTTAAGATTACAAACTTCTCAAATTGTGGAATTATTTTAGTTTGAAGCGCCGTAGCAAATCTTTCCATCACTGGCAAAAGTGCGTAACCTAGCGTTTCAAGCACTTCACCAAATGCAATTCTTAGCCCAAGCAAACGAAATTCAAGAGTTTGAGCGCGTTTGCTTGCAGCGCCTGCAGTTGCTTTTCCAACTTCATCAAGAGCCGCTGCAAAATCTTTTGACTTGACAGTTGCAGTGCTTAGACTTGGAACAAGCGTTTGCAATCCTTTATATTGCCCTTTAGATGCTTTAATCAAAGCACCTGTTGATGTTGCTAAATCAACACCAGATTGAGCAGAAACATCAAGAGCAGTTCCAAGTAATGACTGGGCAGAATATAAATTTCCAGTTAGAGCTGCTAACCGACCAAAAGCGGGTCTTAAATCGTCATCCAAAACTGAAAATTGCTTTTGTAAACCGCTAATAAATGCTTCAGTTCCTGCAATTGCTTTGTCTGTTGCGTTTGTTGTGTTACGCAAAGAATTAACAAGCAAAACCTGTGATTTTTGATCTTCCAACGCTGCCCGAACTGCATCCTTGCCAATTTTAACTGCAAAGGCTGCCGATGCTGCTGTTGCAATTCCAAATGCGCGTGCGCTTTTACGGCTGAAATTATCAAAAGACTTGCCAAGTTTCATTACATCTCTAGTTGCAGCCTTTGAACCTTTGTCGGAATACTGCGTGAGGATGCGGGCTACAATTGCGCCTGTTGCCATTTTTAGCCTCGCTCCTTATTCAAATGTCTTTGCAATTCAGCCTTGGCATCATTTAATGCCTGTGAAACATTGGCTTCAATTCTTGCTTTATCTTTATCTACAACGCGCCATACTACACGCGATGCTTTACCAAATCTGTTGCCAAGTGTTCGCAAGAATTGCCCACTAGATGTTTGGGCAGTTGTTGCTTTTGTACCTGATGCAACTCGACCAGCGACTTCAAAGATTGCACCTGCTGCCGATTTGTTGAGCAATGCGCCAGCACTTGTTGTGTAATCGCCGCGCACTTTGCCCTGGGATTTAGTTTTGGTGATCTTAGATTTAATTTCACCAGCGTTCCACCCAGGCCAACCTGCACCACCACGAGTTCGCCCTTTAGCGGCATCGGCTTTACGCCAGCCACTCATAGGGGGTTGCTCATCTATTATATTTTTGGCATCTCGCTCTGCCCCTGCTAATTCGTCATTGATTACTTTGTTAAAGCGCCTAACGGCATCCTTATCAAACTCTTTAAGAGAATCAAGTGTTTCCTTAATTCCTGTCAGAACAATTACTTCATTAGCCATTGGCTTTTGCTCGTTCCTTCATATAGATCGTGATTGCTTCAAGTATGCCTTCGGGGGCATCCAGTAATTCATTTGGGCTTATTCCTGTTTCAACCGCAACGGCTGCTATCGTGTAAGTTAAACTGTTGCGGTGGACTCGAAAGAGTTATCAGCATCCAATTCAGCGCTTACAATTGTGTCTAAGTAATCAGGGCCAAATAATTTTACAACAACGCCATTTACCTTTTGTGCTTGATGGGCCAACCAGTAGAGATGCTCAATTTTCTGTTCTTCACCAAGTAACTTAGGCATACCTTTACCAAAGTTTTGTTCAAATGCAACAATGATTCGCGGCGTAAGTTTGTATGAAACCTCATTGCCATCAATTGTTTTTACCTTGATTGATAATCCATCCATTTTATTCCCCCTAGTAGTTTATGAGATTGCTTTTGTAATAACGCCTGAAATTGGCCAAGTACAACTTACAGTTGCCAATTCTCCAACGGCGCCTGATAGTGGTTGCCATTCTGCGATCAGTGCGTTAAATGTGTATTTTGGATTGCTGGCACTTGTTGCAGCGCTGGTTGGTTTAACCTGCATTGCAACGGTTGTTCCAACAGTGCTTGTTGCAAGAGATGTGCCGTTAATAAGTTCTTCAAGAAGATTATCAGCAAAATCTTGGTTAAATTCAATGACTACAGAATTATCTGCCAATCCCGCAAGGCGAGTACGGGCCGATGAGCCTAGCCCTGTGGTGTCAACAACATCATAAGATGTTGAGAGTGAAATTGAGGTTATGTATTGTGAAATGTCGTTTGAAGCAAATAGAACATTTGCATCTTGAATTACTAGGCGTGCCATTTATGCAACCGCCTTTGTAATTACTCCTGAGATTGGCCAAGTGCAACTTACTGTTGCTAATTCGCCAACTGCTCCTGAAAGAGGCTGCCACTCTGCAACAACTGCGCTGAAGGTGTAACTTGGGTTGCTTACACTTGCAACTTCTGCCGTTGGGCGAACTACAAGTGCAGTGTTTGTGCCAACAAGAGATGAACCAACCGCATTGATTGAAACTTCAAGCGCTGCTGATGCAAAATCCTGGTTAAACTCAAGAGTAACTGAGTTATCAGCAAGCCCTGAGATGCGTGTACGCGCTCCACCTGCTGCAAAACCAGTGGTATCAACTACATCTTCACTTGTTGAAAGTGAGATTGATGTAATAAATTCGCTGAGATTAACGCCGTTGATTGAAACAAATGCGTTTGTTAGAACTATTCTGGCCATTATTTGGTTTCCTCTGCTGGTTTAGTCGTTACTGTTTTTTTGATGTGTTCGCCTGCAACTAAAGCATCTGCATTTAGCCCTAATTCAAGCAATTCTTTTTCGGTGATTGATTCACCCTTTTTCTTAGCCTCAAAATTATCTGAGGTGACTATGTAGCTCATTTTTCTCCTTATCCAAAAATTGTGAGGCTGTAACGATATGAAAGAAATTCAATATCTCCTGAAACATAATTGCCTGCTTGGGCGGATGTAACTCGCAAGGTATTGCAAGCGCCGCCAAGTGTTAAATCAGATTCAATTGCTGCTTTAATTGATGAACTGCCTGAACCTGAAAGATATTTATCAAGTTCATTTTGGCCAGTTCGCTCTGATAAACGCTGCACCAAAACTATTACATCTAAATTTGCCTGATCTAATCCGCGGGCATTGTTCAAATCAAAAGTGAAATCTAATTGTCCAACAATTGCTGCTGGTGCCACTGCTGGGCTTGGGATTAACTCGTAAATTCTAAGCCCCTTGATTGCTTCTAGGTTGGCTTTTAAGCCGTTTCTAACGGCACTTGGTATCACTTAGACTGCCAAGCCGTTATTGCGCCTCATAGGGCGTAACAGTGCCTCTACATCGGCATCTAACTTGGCTGCAAGGCGCACTGTTCCAATGTCGGTTGAGCCTGCAATCCCAAACGGGGATTGGTTGCGAAGGAACAGGCGTGAGGCCTGAATCTTGGCTGCAGTCTTTACCTCGTAAGGCACCTCTGACCATCCAAATACGCCCGTGACTCGCAGGCATTGTGGCAATGTGCGTGGGAATACATAAGAGCCAATTGCCAATATGCGGTTGCGTGGCCAACCGCGTGAAGGATTGTTTACAGGTTCAAACATTGCATCTGTTGAAGCCCATACTGTGTTGTAAGTCTGGTCAAAATTATCATCTGTTGCAATTTCCGTAATGCTTACAAAGTCATCAATAGCGCAAGTGTAAAAATTCTCAGGTGTGTAATAGCGAACATTTGGCACCTGAGTTGTACCGCTTTGGTAAAAGAACCTGCCACAGTAATCATCAATTTGACGGCTAGCGGTGGCGATAGCCATTTCAATTGCAGCGTTCTCCATTGAATCTTCAATGTTAAGTGCAGATTTAACATCATTGAGTGTGGTGTAACCGTTAGTGATCGCCACGCTTTATTCTCGTTTCTACTTTGGGAAGCATTGCGCGCTCTAGTTGTGGAACGGCGGTAGTAGTTTCCTTGGATTTTACCTTAATTCTTAAAATTCGTTTTAAGCGTTCCATAAATTGTGCTGCCTATCATCTAGCCAGTAATTCTTTGAGTGAGGCAAGATCGCCCCTGTGTGAACAAAGATCGGATAACCAATTGATCTAATACGGCGGCAGAATTGTAAATCCTCGCCAATCCATTCACCGTTTATTGGTCCATCCCAAAACCAAGCCCAATCTTTGCCTTGATGTTGATCTGCCTCATCGCGCATCTTTTCTAGCACGCTGCAATGAATAAGCAAACACCCTGTGCCTGCTGCATCTACTTGGAAAACTGAATCTTTATCGTAATTGTTAAGCGGTAAGAATCCATCAACGGTATCTTGAAAAATTGTGGGTACTGGTTTTGGGTAAGGCTGCCCTGTATCAAAACTGGCAAAGACTAAGCCCGCAACAACTGGGCGCTCTCTTTCGTGAGCTGCGGCAATTAACTTATCAAAAGATTCAACTGGCAACTGCTCATCTGAATCCATCATAAGCAACCACTCAGATTTTGTTTCAAGAAATGCTTTTACTAAACGGTTGCGCTGCTTTGATAGCAAGCCTGAACCTTTTATTCTTATGAATGGCCCCAATCGGCTGCCGCGTGATTGCGTTAACTGGATTAAACTATAAGCAAATCCGCCATTAACTGTTCCTGGGTCACAAGAACCAATTGAAACTTTGTGTGCGTTTTTCATAACATCCCCCGATGGTTAA